TAAAAAAGAATGCCAGGCCAGTCGTTTAGAAACGCTAAACTTTATAAGAAATCGGCCGTCAAATCACCGCGTGCTAAGAAGGTGATGTCAGCTCGCAGAGCCAAGCCAACCTTGGTTCAGAGAGTCCAAAGGATTATTTCCCAAAATGTCGAGAATAAGTTTACCGATTCGCGGACAAGAATAGACCCAATTATGTATTTACGCGATGGCGGAACAGACCCTAATTTCTTTGAATATTATCTCTGGGCACCAGGGAGCAATTCACTCGGTTCTCAGATACTTGATATCTCGCAAGGCACGAAGCAGAACGAGAGAGTTGGAAACACAATTAAATTGAAACGGTGGATTATCAAGGGATTAATCCAACCGAATGTAGCAGGATACGAAGATGTAACAACATGTTTGACAAATACTTTTTGTGGTTATGTCGACGTTTATTTCGGAAGATTATTGAATAACGCTTCCGCTATAACAAACCAGCTTGATGATTTATATCAGGCTGGCGCAGGAGCAATTACTCCTAATGCGACGGCAGCAACAATTCTATATCCTATCAATAAAGATAAATATAAGATTTATTGGAGGAAACGCTTTAAGATGGGTAATTTAATACCCTACGCAACTACCACAACGGGGGAGAATCAGACTAACAACGACTTTAGCATGACCCGAACATTCGGGTTCGATGTTTGTAAATATATTCTTAAGAATAAACATATTAAATATGAGGATGGTGATACTAATCCGAATGATGATATGGTCGAAAATTTAACACTTTTCGCGACATTTTATCCAGCAATTGGTAATGTGTCGGTGGCGCAGACGGTAGGCAAGGCATCTTATTATGCTCTCAACGTTCAGACTTATGCTGAATATGAGGATGCTTAAGCGCAAGGATCTAAGCGCGAAGCGCGTGACCCGAAGCGCGGGATTACTAAAAATCTAAAAAAAGTTATAATGTAGGATTACGATAAAATCCCCAATTATAGCTCTTAAAATTACGTTAGTCCATGTTGTCGCGTAGCGACCACCTTATTCACAATTTTATTCATCGTGAATTAAAATAGTTCCAATAGTTCCAGTTGTTTCAAATTTAGTGTTACAGAACTTTAGTTCGCCATTTGAAACCTCCCAAAATTTCCAGCGGTCTTTAGACAGGAAATTCTCATCTGGATTTGTATTCATAAATACCCAGATGTTCGGGCAATCAAAATATTCTTCTCTAAACCCATAACGGTCATCGTAAGCATAACCGTTCTTGATTGTCTCGATAGCGCTCCAAAATGAAGCACAGGCAACACGATTCATGGAGCGAGGAAAATCTACTAAATATAGTTTAGACTTAGGCGTATCCATAACCATTCGCATATAGTCCTTATAAGATTCCATCATAGGTAAAGAGCGCGCCAGACCGCGTGCTCCAGCGTATGTGCTTAATGTTGATTTACCAATATTGCCTTTAGGGCAAATAATACAATTTATCGTGCGTGTGTCCCAGTTATGTCTGTCTTCTAAGATTTGGACTTGCCACGGATATAAAGTGATATTTCTAACTTGTTTCGGGATATAGAGGTCTCGGTCAGACCAGGGACCAGCGGTTCTTGTGTCTTCTTTACAACAATAAAAATCGTTATCTTCGTTCTCGTTAGAGGTCGGAGAGTAGTGCTCGCCATATCCCAAAAAAGGTCCCTTGCGACTTTTAACTTTAAGTGATACGCGTCCTTGGTAATGCTCGTATCCACTTATTCCCTTTTCTTTCTGAAAAGTCCACTTCTTACAATAAATCTTAAGCTTGTCTTTAAGAATTTCGATATCATCGACTCTATCAGAAGGTATTGTAAAGTCCCAAACGCAGATATTACTTCGTTGCGCCATTTCATTTATATATATATAAAAGAAAATAAAACTTAAAATAAAACGCGTTTATTTTTGAAAATTAAAATCTTTTGTAATAGTAATATAAAAAAGAATGCCAGGCCAGTCGTTTAGAAACGCTAAACTTTATAAGAAATCGGCCGTCAAATCACCGCGTGCTAAGAAGGTGATGTCAGCTCGCAGAGCCAAGCCAACCTTGGTTCAGA